TATTACTAGAACCTCAGAGAACTAACTTAGCGTTGTACAGTGATCAGTTGAGCGATGCAAGTTGGGGCAAGATATTTTCAAGTGTAACGGCAAATAGCACAACATCTCCCGATGGCAATACAACGGCAGACACATTTACTGCGGACGGAAGTAATAACCAACATTATGTAGTAGGTTCTACGAGTGGAACTATTACAAGTGGTTCTTCATACACATATACCATATACGCCAAAAAGAACACCAACAATTTTATCCAACTTTGGATATCAAATACATTTGGTGGGATGTTCGCAAACTTTGATTTGAATAATGGAGTTGTAGGAACTTTGGGAACTGGTGGGACGGGTAGCAATCCAACATCCTCAATTACAAGCGTAGGAAATGGATGGTATCGTTGTTCAATGACTTTTGTGCCTACAACAACGGGCGTAGTAGGGTTATTGGTTGCAATGACATCAAGTGCAAGTGCGGTAAGAGCGGAGGCAAACACCCTTTCTACATCGGTATTTTTATGGGGATCTCAATTAGAACTTGGATCTTATGCTACTACCTATATACCTACCACTACTACAAGTGTTACAAGACTAGCTGATGCTTGTTTTAAGACAGGAATAAGTTCGTTGATTGGTCAAACAGAAGGAGTTGTTTATTTAGATATGTATTTTACACAACAAACAAGCGCAGGATTTAGAGGATTTTTCTCATTAGAAGGAAATATAACAAATCAATTTAGCGGTATTAATCCCCAAACCACAAACAACGGAAATGACATAAATTATGCGGGTACAAGTTACAATTTAACAACGGGAAGGCACAAAATTGCTTGTACTTATTCTCAAACCAATAACCAAAGAAAATTATTTGTTGATGGCGTTTTACGGTCTACAAGCACCCACACAAACTTTTTGGCAACTATTGACCGAATTGGTGTTGGGTGTCGAATAAATTCATTTTCAGGTTTTGATGGGGATAGACCTCTAAGTACAGGAAGTGGTATTATAGCCCTTGCACTATACAATACTCTTTTAACAGATGCACAATGTGTGAGTATGACTACTTAACAGACTTTACTTGAACTAACTTATATTTGTAAAAAATAAAAATAAAAACTATGCAATACTTAAAGTACGAATTCCAAGACATTGCTTCTTGGTTAGAGAAAAAAGAAACTATTTGGTCTGAAGAGACTGGCTATGCTAACTGTCATGTAATTGAAGTAGGAAACATTACTCTTACTCCAGGTACTTATGATGAAGAAGGTAACGTAATCACTGAACCTGTAACTACAGGTAAGCATGCTATTGACATCGTATGGAATGAATCAGAAGATTCTTCTTTTGCTGCTTTTAAAGTTTGGCCTGCTCCCTGTGGAGTACATACTGTAAGCGGATTAGAGAATTTGTATGAAGCTGCTTACTATGAGCAATTCCCAGAACTTAAGCCAGTTATTGATTCCGCTACTGATCTTACCTTATAATAACTAATAACATGAATAATATGAATTGGAAAATTAAAAACATGATGGCTAAGCCTCACGAAGGTTTAGAGAACGTAGTAACTAGTGTACTATTCGAAGTGAGTAAGACCTCAGGAGAATTTACCTCTGAGTATAGTTCTTCTTGTATTCTTACATTGGGCGATTCTTTTACTCCTTTTGCTGATTTGACAGAAGATCAAGTTATTAGCTGGGTAAAAGCTGGCTTAGGCGAAGATATGATTAAGTCTATTGAGAACTCTTTAGATGGTCAATTGGAGTCTTTGAATAATCCTCCAGTAAGTCCAGAGATCGTAGAGCTTCCTTGGTCTTAATTTCTTAAACTTTAATCTATTTATATTCAGGTAGTTAGGAAGCGTCTAGTAAAAAGCTAAGTTTCTTGACTAATTTTTTAATAAAGTTATCTTTGTATAAGTCCTAACTACCTGACTATCTCCAACTAATGAAGACTGCTACCATCTCTTTTGCTACTGTTTGTGCTTTTTTAGGAAGTTACTTTCTACACTTAACAGCTGATAACGCAGAACAATACTTAGGTATTGTAGCTTCAATTCTACTAGACGGTTTCTTCGGTGTTTGGGCAGGAACAAAGAAAGAAGGTTTCCAAACAAGAAAAGCAGTAAAAGTTTTAAGAACTTTGTTTTCTTGGGTAGTTATTCTAACAGTTATATTAATGATTGAGAAAGGCTTTCAAGGCACTTTCTGGCTTTCGGAGACGTTATGTGCTCCTTTTATTATCTTCCAATTGATTAGTGCGCTTAAGAATGCACACACAGTAGGAATCATTGACAATGGTGTTTTGTCTCAGATCTTAACTAAGATAGACCAACACAAATTCGATCACACAAAATAATCCTGTGAAGACTTTTCAAACCTACCTAAACATTATTTTACTCGGAGTAATCGCTTATTTACTTTTTAAAGATTACTCAGAAAAACAAGAGACCAATCAGGTCCTTAGCTTTATAGACTCTATAGATAAAGCAAACGATACTTACTTCGAAAAAATAGACTCTCTGGAACATATCAAACACGAAGAGTATAGAACTTACGAAAAAATCAACTTAAAGTATGATACCATTCAGATTGCTATTGACACTATGCCTGATATTGACGGCACAAAATACCTACTCACAATCTCTAGACAGCTTACCGCTAAAGGAGTTGAATAACGAGTTCCTTAAAGGAATTCAAGCACGTGAAAGAGTAGTAAGTCTTAAAAAAATAATTAAGACAGACAGTACACAGTTAGTTTACTATAAGGATTCTTTGATTCCTAACTATCAAAAAGCATTAGATACAGCTAAAATAGAGATAGTTCGCCTAGATACTAAGGTAAGATCTCAAGCAGAAACCATAAAAACATTGAAGAATGTTTTGAAAGGTGGATTAATTGCTATAGCTTTGTTAACCATAGGGTTAATACTTTAACCTAAAAACCTATGATGCCAATCTCTAAACAGATTATTCAATACTATATGAATAATCCAGACACAGACGAATCAGCCTTAGAAGTTGCTATTCGTTTTGATTACTACCCAGAAGATCCTAATAACCTAAGAGCTAAAAGAGTTCGTGATCTTAAGCGAACTGCTATGTCTAAAGTAGTACAACAAAAACCTTTAAACTATTCTCCTGGACAAGCTACTGCTATTGTAGGAACTTACGATGAAAACTTAGAAAAAGGTACTTTAGAAGTATCTAAACTAGTTTCTGAGCAACCTAGATCTGCTGAAGAGATAATTAAGATTCATAAAGTAGACACTACTAAGTGGAAATTAGTTCAATACTGGAGTAAAGAAAAAAGCTCAGGTTGGTTAGTGTCAGCTTTGTTTGCTCACATTAAACCTGAAGATACTTTTAGTGACGACATAGAAGGCATTCTAAGAGAAGTTTTCCTAGAATCTGGTATCGATGTATACCCAACACCTAAAAAGTCTCCTGTAAGCGTTAAAAGAGGCTTATTTGTATACATGAGTGACAAACACGTAGGTGCCCTTACACATCCTACTGCTCTTTACGGAAACGAGTATAACGAAAACGTCTTCGAAGAGAGGATGAACAAGACATTAGAGGAGATTGAGAGACAAGTAAAGACTTATGGAAGACTAGAAGATCTTTTTATTTGTGATTTAGGAGATTCTTTGGATGGTTGGAATGGCTACACTACTAGAGGAGGACATCAGTTACCTCAAAACATGAACAATAAGGAAGCTTTTATGACTTACCTTTATGCCCATAAAAGGTTTTTTGATACTTTAGTAGAGAGAAATCTAGCTAATAACATTCATGCAGTAATGCAAGTAAATGACAACCATGCTGGAGATTATGGGTACGTAACTAATCAAGCGCTTACTCTTTACCTTAACACAGCTTATCCATTCATTAAAGTAACAATAATGGAGAAGTTCTTAGAACATTTTGACTATGGCAAACATACATTTATTTTTACTCACGGAAAAGACTCTGAGGATCTTAAGCATGGTCTTCCCCTTTTCTTAACTGAGAAAGCAGAAAATTTCCTTAACAAATACATTAATCACCACAGTTTAGGAGAGAATAAAAACATATCTATAATAAAAGGAGACTTACATACAGAGAGTATGCAACAAGCCTATAAGTTTAGATATAGGAATGTATTGTCAATGTATGGCTCTTCTAAGTGGATTATGAACAACTTTGGTCCAGGATATCCAGGAGTTTCCTTTGATTTAGTAGAAAAAGATACGGATTTGATTTATTCGTTTTATATTCGCTTTAAATAAAAATACTATGATTACCCTAGCAGATATAGATAAATTAATAAACCAATTCTACTTGGAGTCAGAGAAGGACGGAAGAGCAGTAAGACCTAATGCAATTCTATTAACAGAAAAGCAGTTTGGAGCCTTACTAGAAGAGATGGGAGTAGAAGAAGAAGATGACGTAACAATAGAAAGCATACTAGGCTTAGATGTCATCCTAGCAGAAGGCTTAGAGTACCCAAGAGTAATAAGACTTTAAAGTACGTTAAAGTACGTTTACAATAATACCATTCTGAATATCAAAATTAATAGGAGGTAAAGGACTAGGTTGTTGTATTGTAACCATTCCTGTATATCCTGCAACACTGCCTAATACTCCAGCAGTAGAAACTACAGGACCATCTGTAGTCAAAGCAGTAGAGCTAATAGCTCCTTGTACCCTAGCTGTACCATTAACGTCTAATTTAAATCCTGCATTAGTAGTTGTTCCCACACCTAAGTTACCTGCTGGAATAGAGGTAAAGGTTATGGAGGAGTTTCCAATTACTGTGGTATTTGAACCAAGTCCTAAAGCAACGTTTCCAATAACAATTGAATTACTATCGTTATTGGCAAACATTCTTGCTCTGTTACCTATAGCAATATTTTCAAATCCAACTGTAAATTGAGTAGTACCATTGTTTAGGTTTCTACCTGCTTGGTTTCCAATAAAAGTATTTCGATAACCAGTAGTTACGAATCGTCCAACTCCATCTCCCCCAAAAAAAGTATTCTCATAACCAATAGTTAAACCATATCCTGCTAAATCACCTACTAAAGTATTGTTATTACCTGTAGTTAAACTTGCACCAGCAACACCTACTATAACATTTGCTTGTCCTGTAGTGATATTTTGACCAGCCTGTGCTCCAATTAAAACAGTCCTAATTGCTGCACCACTAGAAGCAATAATAGCATTACCTGCATTTCGTCCTAAAGCTGTAAGGTTTTGGTCAATAACCATACCTTGAACTCCAGACACGGTAAAGTAGCGAGCAGTAGTATTTACTTTATAGTATTGAAGAGCCAATCCAGTCAAAGAAGCATCTGTTGCAGAATCGGTATAAGTAGTCGTAATATTGTCATTAATAGTTACCAAAAACCTATGAGCATCAATAGTTTGATTTAACAATGTTCTGTAGATCTTACGGGCAGTTACACGAGGATCGCTAGATACAGGAATTCCAGTTAAGTTAACAGTTGTGTTTCCTGTAGTTGTAGTTACAGTTAAGTTAGCTCCTGCACTAGTCTCACCTATAGCAGTTACATAAGTAACAAAGTAATAGTATGTACCAACTCCTAAATTAGTTCCTGCTGATAAAGTAAACCCTCCGATAACAGGAGGTGCAGCCAAAGGATTAATATCAAAAGAACCTTGAACCCGAACAGAACTTGTAGAAAGGGCTGTTCCCTGTACGTCTATTTTATAGTTAGGAGAAGAAGTTCCGATACCTATATTACCATTAGAAGCTGCGTATAATGCTGTAGTAGATGTTCCAGAAGCTCCGTTTACTAAAAGTACAATAACTCCACCTGCCTTAATATAAGTTTGTCCTCCCCATCCTGTATCTATGTGACCAAACTGAAGATCATTAGCAGCACTAATAAGAGCTGTTCTTCTGAAGGTTCCCCCAGAATCTTTCCACCTTATCGGCCTATCGTTATCTAGTAATAGATCTCCAGAAGATACATAAGAATCGCCTATAAAGCGTGTTGTTCCATTTACATTTAATCTATAACCCGAATCTGTAGTAGTGCCAATAAGTACATTACCTTTTAGTGCTGTTCTTACAATAGAGTCATTTCCTAATACAACAGTATTTGAACCTAAACCTGTTACTTGGTTTCCAAAAACCATTTCATTAGTTACTCCCGTAGTAGCACTGACATTTGCTCTAAAACCAATGTAAATACCGTTATTTACAGAAGTTACTTGTGTACTATTATCTGCTATATATCGTCCAGCATTAAAACCAATTACAACATTATTGCTTCCGTTTGTGACAGCATAGTAAGCAGTTGTTCCCATTACGGTATTAGCGTCTCCTGTAGTATTGAAGTATCCTGTAAGATATCCAACAAATATATTTGACGCACCAGTAGTTGTACTTCCTCCAGTATAAGAACCTAAGAAAGAATTATATCCTCCACTTGTAACAAATCTTCCTGCACCAATACCAAAATATGTAGCGTTAATATCCGCTATCATAAATCTAGTACCGTCTATAGTTAAAAAATTAGCAGTTGTATTTGCTCTATAATAAACTCCTCTATAGTTAGTGGTTAAGGTACTATCGGCAGCAGTATCAACATAACTAGTTGCCGTGTTATCTGTTATAGTAGCTAGTAGATACTCATTAAATGCAGATCCAACTTTTGTTCTATATAATTTTCTACCAATAACTCTAGGATCAGATGAAGTGGGAATTGTAAGAGTAACAGTATTATTTCCTGCTGTTGTTGTTATTGAAACAGGACCAAAACCGTGAGTTTCTCCTAAGGCAGTATAAAACGAAAGATAATATCCATGTAAACCCGTATCCACAGAACCTCCAGCACTTATGACTCCCGATAAACTTGTAGGATCTGGTACTGGGTAAACGTCATAACCAATATGTGAACGAACTGCGTGCGCATTAGTAGTTCCTGCTACCTCTAATCTATATGTCGGAGCACTTGCTACTCCCAAACCAATAGAATTATTAGTAGTGTTTCCTGCTGTGGTTACTTGTGCTAGGGTAGGAACTGAGACCAAAGGAGTGCCTCCGAAGATGGTAGATATGCTTTTGTTCTTCCAAAGAGTACTTGAAGTTTCATAAACCACAAGATCATTATTAGCTGGAGAATTTAAAAGAACTCCATGTAACTCATCAAACTCATAACCGTTTTGAATATGAAGAACTATACGACCTGCGGTAGGGTGAGAACGAGCAATATATCCAATAAATACTGCGTGATTGGGTTCGGCAGGAACTGTACTTGTCATTCCTCCAGCCGTAGTAGCAGACAACCAAACAGCAGCTCCATCAGCAAAAGCAGAAGTGTTTAAATCATGGAGGGTTCCGTTTGTTGCAACATAACCATCAGAATTATTATTAATGTTTGCTACAACTATACCTATGGTCTTAGAAGAAGTGGCCTCAGTATGTGCTTGAGATAAAACTGCATTAGGTCTGTTACCCGTAGCACCACTTAAATAAACTATCTGTCCCTTAGTTAAAGTAGCACCAGTAGAGTTTCTTACGATGATTTCGGTTCTTTCTGCACTATCTACTACTCCGTCATTGTCAACGTCATAAGTAGCCCTAAGCATATCTCCTCCACCTCCTACACTAATTGTTTTCCAGGTTCCATCGTCTGCTAAATAAAGATTACCTGCACCTGTAGCCCCTGTTCCTAGTCTATCAGGGTCAATAGTACCTATTGTTATGTACTTTGCATCAAATAGACGATAAGCAAGTGGTCCTGCCCCTAATGGAGGAGATGCAAAAAAGTATCCTGCAGGTATCTGAGGGTAAGGAAATGTGCTTGTATAAGCGGATAATTCTGCTAGAGTTAAGGGATTGTTTGGCATAGTAATAGGTCTAGAATAAGACTAACTATTACAAATATAATATAATACAAAAAATAAGAAAGGGGAACTTCTCAGCTCCCCTTCTTGGTTGGTTTGGAAATAACTAAATAAACTAAAACTAAAAACTAAATAAACTATGACTTACACTTCTTGTGGTCCACCTGTCAAGCTAAAGAAAGCAAGAATTTCTTCTTTTACTTTCAACTCAACTACGATAGGCTCACTAGTGATTTCAAATTTAGTGATTTTTACTGGAACTTTTTGCTTAGTAGCAGGATCAATTTTGTACTGATAGTCTACAGGGTTAAGTTTGTCTGCTGCTCCTTCAAGAACAATAGCTAAACCATTCTCTGTAGGGTAAGTCATCAATACTTTGTTGGTGTCAAATGAATAACCTCTTTTAATGATGAGTTCCATTTCTTCACCACTCTCGATCTTTTCTCTTTCTGTGTAGTAGAATAACATATCTCTAAATTTAAATTACCAAACAATAGCAATGTCGCTGTCTCTCACCATAATCTTTTCTTCTCCTTCTACTTCTACTAGTTCAGCAGATTGGAGGTACATAAGATTAACATAAACGAAGTCTCCTTCTTTTACGCTGGTTACTTCTTCTCCTAGGGCGAATACTTCTAAACGCTTAAGGCTTGCCAATTCTTTCATATTCAATTCTTCTTCCATCTCTGGGGTCAACTGAATAAGTCTTTCTTCTCTTTTGGGACGATTGAGTAATACTCTGTGCCCTTTTACTGTGATGCTCATATTTGTTTTTTTAATGTTTTAATGTTTTAATGTTTTAATGTTGTTCTACTTCTGTTGCTTTGAATACATCTAGACCTGCAGCAATCAGTAATTCTACTCCTGATCTGTCTCTATAGTCTCTAATGTATACAAATGTAGTGATTCCACTTTGAATTATCAACTTAGCGCAATGCACACAGCATGCATGAGTACAGTACATAGTTGCGTCTTCAGTACTGATAGGACTCTTGCATGCCTTAGTGATTGCATTAGATTCTGCGTGTAGTACGGAATCTAGAGTTACGTCATTTTCTTCACAGATGTTGGGAAATCCTTTAATGGAACCATTATAACCAAAGGAGATGATGTTTCCGTCTTTTACTATTAGACTTCCTACCTGTAATCTTTTACAATAAGACTCCTCTGCGATGCGTGAAGTTAAATCTAAATAAAGTTTAGACTTCTTCTTCATGGTTACTTTATGTATGATTGGTATCTTGTGCATATTATTTTTTTACTAAAAACTCTTCTGGGAGGATAAATTTACATTCTTCTCGTGGGACTTCATAGAAATCTTCTAACCCCTTTCTTCCATCTTTGCTGATGTACTTCTCTACCTTATGCTCTTTCTTGAATATAACATCAGAGGGAGCCCATATAGCTCCACAATTTACATCACTGATAATAAAGTATATAAACCAATTATTTACAGCAAACTTTCTTTTTCTAGAAAGAAAAGAAACTGTTCTATAAAAATTCTCAGGAGTAGTTATAGACTTATCTTTTTTCATTTCGGCCTCAAACAAATAGATCTTTCCATTCTTTTGTGCGACTATATCTATATCATAGTCTTCTTTTTCTTTAGAAAAAATCTCATAGCCCTTACTAACAATATAATCAGAAAGGAGTTGTATTCCCTTCTGGTTATATGTGTCGTAAGAGTTTTGTATGAAGGCCAAGAGTTTAAGCTTTTAAACTTTCTTCAAATCTATAAATTTCTTTTGTAATATCCACCTCTACTCCGCCAAAGTTTATGTCTTTATGTAATAGTAGTTTATAATCCTCAGAGAATTCATCAAATCTACCTTGCTTAAATAACTCGATATCTCTGTAATAAACCTTGTTAGGTTTAAATACATACATTATTCTTTCATCTACCTCGTAGTAATCAAAGAAAGAATCAAAGCTAGTAATCTTTTCTTCAAAGGCTTTAAAGGCTGTACTTTCTACAGGTTCAAATAGAAAGAACAAGCAGTTAGAATGCTTAGCTCTAAATCCGTAATCGTCTAGATAAACATTGACTAAACCAAAATTATACAATAGTCTAGCAGCTTGAGCCCCTGAAGTAAATATCAGGGGACTCATAAACTTGGTTGTATTGTTAGTGTCTTCGTTCACTCCTATGTAATTAGATAATTCTGATACCGTCATTTTCGTAATCTTCTTTAGTGTATGCCCACAAATCATTCTCAGAGTGCCATATAAGTCTCTCAATGGCTTGGTGGAAACCTTCGTAACTCTTGCCTTGGAATACTCCTCCCATTTTACCTATAGCCATGGCTTCATTTGACAGCTCATAGATTAAGGGACTTCCTGGGAACTTTTGGCTTTCTACGATAAATCTAAAGTTACTTAACTTTAAATTCTCTCCGTAGATACTGAGATCTGTTTGCTTCAAAGCTTCTGTGTAGAATGCTCCTTGAAAATCATAGCGATACTTCATAAGAGTGTCTGTCCAGAAATTTAAGGAAGTAGTAGTGGTCTTTAAGTCGATAGGATAGAGGATGTTGTTTACTACATCAACAACTACCAAATCTAAAAGTCCCTTACACTTCACTCCTAAGTACTCAAAACTGAGGGCTTGTTGTGTAAATACCTTGTACTGAGAGTTACCTTTTACAAACTTAGAAGTAAAAGAGTGGGATTTAAGTCCTTCTGCGATATTAATAATAAGAGCTTCTTGGGCAAAAGAGATTACTTTCTTGCCTTCTGCTGCAATCAAATCTTCGTAATAGGTCTTACCCTCTGCTGCGAATCTTTCTCTTACCTTAGGAAGAGTATCTCGCTTAAACTTTGCTGCTTCATACGCAATAGTCTCAGCCATACTATCATTTCGATTAGTATAAAGATGCCACACAAAATCTCCCATCTGTCCTGTAGGTCTTTCTACACTACTAATGTGGAACTCTGATCTGAATACTTCTTCTCCTTGAGTTAAAATTAAGTCAACTCCATCACCTATTAGAGTTACTTCTGCGGGCTCATCTGTATCGGAGCTAGGGTCGTAATTATAATAAAGATTAGGGTGTTGTAGTAGCTTTTTAAGTCTGCTTTGACTCTGTGCTGTACTGTCTAAGTATCCTTGATCTAAAATCATTTGTCTATTTTATCTATTGTTAAAGTTAAATTAAAAAACAAAAACCCTAAGTGAACGCTAAACTTCTGTCTAGAGTGTGTTCTACTAAGGGTTAGTGTAGGGATTATGTAGAAAAACCAATAAGGATAATCTCGTTGTCCTTGTTTTCTCTTAAAGAAATTACTGAATTTTACCTTCATCTGTTAAATCGTTAAATTCAGGTTTCTCTCTGAGTATGTAGGCTAGGAACATAGCATTACATTGTATGTGTCCTATGTGAGAGATTTTCGATTCTATGTCTTGGGACTCCCCATTTAATAGACTGAACGTATGCCTAAGCATACTTTCTAAAACTTCACTAGCAGGCATACCTTGGCGCCAATTATTTGGAGAATACTTAATACAGCCATACTCCAGTACTTCTACCATAGGCTCTAAAGATTTAAAGTCTACGAGAGACCATTTTCGCTTACCTGAGTTATACCTTAAGGCTTGTTCTTTCTTAGGAGATCCTTCGTTATAGTCTTCCATAGCAGGGAAATCGTCTGTCATAATTAACGCATTAAGGCTCCTGTAGTAGTTTGAGAAACAGGATTAGTAGGTTCTACGGTTAAGATAACTCTTCCAAACTTCATTGGAACAATCTCAGTAACCTTACAGATTACCCCGTTGCAATTAACAAGAGTACCTAGTTGAATACTTTCTGCTGACTCACTGTCATTGTAAGTGACGATGTTATCACCGTAGTGATAATCTACATGTGGTAAGCCTACTGCTTCCACTCTGTTTGTTTCTGTTCTTGGTTCTATAATGTATAACATAATTTTATTTTAAGTTAGTTCTGGTACTTCCACTCCCAGTATTTCTCTTGCAAAGGTAATAACATCTTGGATAAACTTATGAACTTCTTCCTTCTTTCCCTTAGAAAGTGAGAGAGGAGTTTTGATGAATTGTCCCTGAAACATAGTCTCTTCGTAGAAGTACTTATCCTTAAGGAAAGTTACTACGTCTTCTTTGGTGTATACTTCCCCTGTAAGCGACTCAAATCCTCCTCGGATAATAGGTACTAGGGTACTATAAAAATAAGCCAACTGAGGGTTTGTTTTCTTTGAGTCAATTCGTGTGATACAAATCTCTACATCTACTTTGGGGTCCTGTTTCATAAGTTCTCTAAAATAAGTCTGCATTAATTCTCTGTCTCCCTTAAGATGGACTGTGCCATCTATGTTGAGAGACAGAGATGCAGGTATGTAAACTCTATTTATCATAACTTAGTGTTCGTTCTCTTTTCTATTTCTTCTAAAAGCAAAAATGCCAACTCTTCATCTTCATCTATCTGGCTACTTGCATTTCTTCTCTGCAAATATCCATCTAAAATCTTAACAAAGTAGGCATTTTTTGCTTTAGCTTCATTAATTGCTTTACGTAAATCGTCATTAACAAACTCACGAATGAATTGATACTGTGTGTTAACTGCTCTAGCAAGAAGATAAGTTCTTCTTACTTCTTTTAATTGTTCGTCTGTCATGCATTAAGCAGGTCTATAAATTTATAATATTTTCTATTGAGTCTGATACAATCATCACTGTCAAGGTATATTAGATCAAAGAATTTTTTAAAGTCTGCTTTTCTCTCTACCCAAACATCATAGTGATTTGTTCCTAATCTACTTCTTAACTTACTGTATATCCCGTTGCTACTCAGAAACTCTACAATTTGTTCTCCTAATTCTAGACTTCCCGTAGTTATCTTGCAACAGTGCTTTTTGTTGTGTACAGATCCATCTCCGTCAAATATTCCCCTCAATAGATGAGTGGTGATTGGGATGGTTAACTTTAGACTTAGAGATTTTTTAGGAGTTATACCGTAAGATACTAGTATGTCTACTATCTTTTTGTTGCTGAAGTACATTACATGTAAATTCTCTTGCTGAAGGTGGTAGTTGGCACTGCAGTAAGAGATGAATTTATCTTTTATCTCTGAGTCTATAGTGGCTAGTGACAACCTATTACTTCTGTTTATGCAAGATATATTACCGTCAGCTATTATGTATCCTACCCAATATTCTGAATTTTTGTTTCCTACAGTAAATAGTTCGGGATTAATTGTAGACTTTCTACCTGATCCACGTGCTACTCCATATTTCTTAGCTACGATAGACGGGTAGTCCTTGTATACATTTAATCTCTCACATATATCTTTAATCTCTAGGTTTTCTTTGTATAGAGCTAGGACTTTTAGTTCCAAATCACTATTGTATCGTTTTTTCATGCTACAAATATAGTGTTTTTTCTAGTTTATCCTACCATATTTATAACAAATCCTGTAACTTTATCATTTTTACTTCTTCCAATACCTTGCATGGGCAGGTTCTGCGCCTAATCTAACTCTTTTACAAAACTTAGCAGCAGATTTTTCCATAGCTTGCTGAATAGCATTTGAGCATTGTTCTACAATTGACTCAGGACACTCTATTAGGTACTCGTCATGGATTATATTTACTATCTTAACTGTGTTAAACAGATTCTTGGGAATTAAATAGTCTTTCCAGAAGTAAATACCTGCAAGTTTGCTTATCTCAGCGCTCTCTCCCTGTACTCGATAATTCAACGACATTCTCTCAATGTCTCCTTTCTTGCGGAAATACCTGGATACTTTGTCTTTCATTGTTCTTGCCGTAGGAGTATCACTGTTCTTAATCTGTTTGTACTTTTCCCAGAACTCTTTACTCTTTAGTTCTTGTTCTATCCCTTTAAACTCTTCAAAGTAGTCTACATAACACTTCTTACCAGTAACAGGCGACAATAACACATACCCTTTCTCAACCCCAAACTTCTTTGCTTCGGTGTAATACCTGTCTAAGTCTGGAAATGCCAAGAAATATTTCTTGTATATGTCTTCTCCTTCTTCTGGAGATAGGTTAAGTTGATCTGATATAGCTTTTGCTGAACCTCCATAGGCTAAAGCAAAACCAATAACTTTACTTTGCTGTCTTTTGTCTTTGTGCTTTGACTTAATCTCATCTAAAGATAATCCGTTTAATTCTTTAAACATCTTACTTGCGATAAAGCTGTGCATGTCAGAAAGACCCTTATCATAAAACTCTAACAAAGATGGGTCTAAACATTGGTTAGCTAAAACCACAGATTCTTGTGCTGTGTAATCGCAACTTATCAAGAGATTACCATCTTCAGCTACAAAGCAACTACGAGTCTCTTGGTCTGACGGAATGTTTTGAAAGTTAAAGTTCTTTACGTTACCAGATTTACCCCCACTAGATAAGCGTCCTGTGTTCATCAACTGCTTAAACTGTGTGTGGATTCTTCCGCTTACTGGATTGATTTGTTCTATCCAGTTGTAACCATAAGTTCCTATGTCTTTCTGTGCTTCTTTAAAAGAGAGGTAAGTATTAATAATTGGGTACTTAGAAGCAAACTTACCTAAGTGACTTGCTTCTATCGTTTGTTTCTTGACTCCTTTTTCTACTACAGTTGTATTTACTCCTATAGCTTCAAAGAATTCTACAACCTGTGAGGGTGAGTTCCAGTTTACATTAATTTTATTACCTGAAGAGAACATGTCTAGTTGATGGTCTATAAACTTAGTCATGTTGTTCTCTAAGATAAACTTATTAAGTGATTCTACTGCCTCATCAGCTTGTATTTGTACTTTTTCAATCTTCTTCGTCCATTGTTCTACGTCTAGTTTCATACCGCAGTATTCGATATACGCTAGAACTAGAACAAAGCGATTGTCCAGTTCCATAGACACATCAGTGCCTTCTGTTAACTGTCCAAAGTTTTGCTTACTTTTAATTTCGTGTAGGTATTTTACGTCATAGGCAGAATACTTAACAAACCCTTCGGTTAGTCTACCTGTAATATTTGCTCGTTCTTCCTTACTAAGTGTTACTCCGCAATGACGTTGTACACAAGCAGCTAAAGAACATCTATGACTTTCTATACCCAAACGAGCTGTTTTCTCGCCTAAGAACGTATCATATACCCTAGTGGGTACAATTCTCTGATGATACAAGAATCTTAAGTCAAACTTAAAGTTATGACCTATTAGTTCTTTAGTTTCTAATAAATTCTTATACTCTTGGATGTCTATCGTAGACAAGTCAATAACATACTGAACTTCTTGGTCTCCTAACTGCAAGGTATAAAACTTGCAAGTATATGGATCAAATCCAGAAGTCTCAGTATCGACACCAATAGAATCAAACTTATTTAAGTAATCTAAAGAATCTTGTACAGAGCAGAGAGTTACATCAGGTAGGGAGATATCTTGTTTTGTTACTAGATAAATCACTTTAAATCATTTTAATAATGGTCCTACTATTTTGTTATAATCGTGTAATGCTTCACGGAGCTTCTGATACTTCTCAGTTTGAGTGTAGTTGCCTTGTTCAATATCTGTTAGGCAAGTTCTGTACACATCGTAAATGAGTTTTCTATCGTGGTTGCTTAGCTTAAGAATCTTATTTGAAAGTTGCAGCATATCTTCCGTAGTGTCTTCTCCCCATATCTTGTTTAAAGATTTACCTAAGTTCCACACGTGGTGAGGAGTATATAGGTTGCATTTTGGGCAGGCTGGTAAAAGATTAGTTAAGTGGTATCGTGTAGATACTTTGGTTCTTCCTACGAAGTGTGCACACTGAAGTCCTTTAGGATCAAGTGTAATCTCACAAGCATGGCACTTATTAATGTGTGCCCCTCTTACTAGCCAGGAGGTTATTTGGTCTAACCTACTTTGAGTAATAGTTTCTTGTTTGATCTTCCTCTTGATCTCTTTGCGGACTTTTTGCTTAGCTTTTTTTTCTTTGACTACACAGGTAGCACACAACCTCTTTGTTTTGTTTGCTATTGCTTTAATCTTACCACACTCAGAGCAAGGTTTCTGCAACTCTTTCTCTTCTGGTAGTCCCTTTACGGGTATCTTTTTAGGTGTTCTCTTTAACATACTTCACAAATATAGATAAGAACTACTAAAAAGAAAAGGGGGCCAATGACCCCCAAATCCTTTGGCATGCAACAGGTATTACAAAGATAACAATTCTTGGTAAATAGGAGTGTAGGTTTCAGAAATTAATTCTAAACCTTTGTTGTTGATGTTATAAGCAGTGCCATGAATCAGAGACTCACGCTTAGACTCTATACTCTTGTGTGACATCATATAGTTAGTAAAGCGAGTAGTTGCGTTAAACAAAGCGTAAGCAGTGTTACCGTGTGTCTCATACTCCATATTAATGGCTCTTTTAAAGTCACCTACTCTGTTCTTACCTCTTGAGTTAGCTACATCTCCTCCGATAATATTTAAGATAAAATCATCTGTAACAGTTTCAGGTACGTTAATCTTACTCAATTCAATCAACTTTTCAATAAACTGCTCTTCTTGGGTGAGAGAGTTTTGAAGTTGAGAGACGATAAGACTTAAGCGACCATGTGAATTCTTAGTATGTCTTACACGCTGAGAGTCCCTTAGTGCCATATAAAAGGTATTAGCACATACAACAGTTACATTAGTGGCACCAAAGCCTATAGGAGAGCTTCCATCATGGGAAGTCAAAGCAGTTAAGTATCTTTTATTAGAAGATCCTCCGATTTGTACATCTTGTAGGGGAAACTGATAGTAGACTTTTTGTCCATCTCCAAGCATTCCACCTCTTTCACCTGATATATTTACTCTAGCAGCTGCTTCAAGTAACATATCTAGGATTTCTTCATTCTGTGTAGGAACATATTTAGCTCCTACAATACCTAAACATCTGTTAGAGTCTGTTCTAAATACTCCAAATGCTGGTGTTGTTTCTCCCTCAGGACCAAATAAGGCTTTCTTTTCTACCCTCCAATTAGTTCCTGATGAGTTTAATAAATCTAGTTTATTCATATTGTTGGTTTTTTAAATGTTTCGATAAATTTTGTTAGTTCTTCTAGTTCTTTGATTCTTCCTTGTACTTCACAGTAAGCGTACTCACTGTCTTGTTCGAGTTTTTTGATTTCTATGGTTCTTTCTTTAAGGTGTTCTACTAGTTTACCTTTGAATTCGATATGACCTAAGGTCTCATAATCTTGCCAATTCATGTTTTTTATTTTAATCTATTTTAAGTTATCTAACCACTCAATAGAGTCTCCATTGTTTGCAGTTAGTATTTGGTTAATTCTTGTAAAGTGATCGCAATCCCACTCTCCTCCTTTGTATAATGCGGAAGCAGGATGAGGTGCTGTTAATACGTGGTGAAAGTTGTCATCAACTAAGTGAGCAAACTTTAAAGCATCTTTACCCCAGAAACAAAAGATTAATCCCGTAGTACTACTGCTTAAAGTTTTAAGTACATCTTCGGTAAACTGTTTCCAAGGCTCCAAGTGAGAACCTGACTTACCTTCTTCGATAGTTAAAGCTGCATTTAGCATAAGAATTCCTTGCTTAGCCCATGATTCTATATTCATATCTATGGGGAAGGATAACTCGTCTGGGTAAATGTCTTGCTTAATTTTACTGTACATAATCCTAAGGGAAGGAGGTACGTAGTCTCTGTTTCTAGGTGCAAAAGAAAGTCCACATGCTACTGGTTCACCCTTATACTTGTTTGGGTAAGGGTCCATCCCCAGCAGGACAA